GAAGCCGCATTAATCGCGAGGGTCTGCGTGTGCTGTCCGCTCGTAGTCGCAACCGTTCCCGTCATGCCCGTGCCTGCCGTGATGCTTACGCCTGTGATGCTTACGCCTGTGATGTCGCCTGAGCCGATTGTCGTGTTGACGTTGATCGACCCGTCAGCGTTTGTCGTGATCGTACTAACCGCGTCTCCCGTGAATCGGTAGGGACCGTGTGTCGAGGTGTTGGAAAACTCCGATATTGTCGCGTAGTTGAAGTTGGTCCCGAAGTCTGCCGGGTCCGCACCGCTTGAGTACGGGCTTCCCTTGAGTATCAGCGTCCCGTTGCGCACCGTGTCCGAGTCCAGTCCGATATGATACACGTAGCGCCCTGGGTCGTAGTTCATATCCGCCGCGTCGAACGTCGCGGTGAAAACGCCCGATGTCGCGGTCACGATTGCCACGGTTGCGGTGATCGTGCTTGATGCCGTGTCGGTTAGAGACCACGATACGAACGGCGTGTAGCTTGTCAGATCCACCGCCGATGATCCGTTTTTTACCGTCACCGTGAGCTTGCGCCCTGATGCCTCGTATGCCGTGAGTTGCGGTAGATTCTCGCTTGCGATGTTTACGGTTAGTGGCGTGGCGGGAGGTGCCGCGTGTGCAGTGATGATTGCCGCCAGTGTCGCGGCTATGGTTGCTATGATTCGTTTCATGGTCGTGCCTTTCGTCATGGTGCTGTCGTGCAAAACTCGGGTTGCCACCGTAATACAATGGCCCCGTCTTGTACCTGTATTCCTCTGCCGGTCGTTGTGTCGCCCTCGGCTGCGTTCGTCGCCGGTTCCGTACACCAACCGTGAGACCATGGCGTATCAGTACCCCAGCCGACTTCGATACGCGCGGCGTTGGTTGCGGCGGGCGATGTGCTGTCAAAGTGTACCCATGCGTTCGTCAAAAAGTCTGCGTCGGTATCATCCCACTCGTCGTAGTACGGCTCTGCAATCGTATATCCGTCGGCGGTATTGGTCAACTCATCGTACACGATCCAGTCGTCGGGCGTCTCTAGCCATGAGTTGCGGCGGTATGCTGTAGCCTGGTAGCTTTGGTATCCGAGTCCGGTCCCGCGTGTCCCGAGAATAGGCACGGCGTCGGAGATGTTCGTCACGATGTTGCCGCCGGCGGTGCAGTCTGATTTCGCCGCCGCCCATGTCGAGCCGGTGCCGGTCCAGACGTAATAGTTATATGCGCCGTGAGCCGACCATTGGATCTCATCTTCCGGCACGTAGGTTGTGGTCAGGTCGTGCAGGACGGTGTACGCCTCGGCAAGCGTGGACGTGAGAGAAAGCGAGCTGGTCAACTCAATCGCCCACTCCCCCGAGCCGGTCGTTAGTTCCTCGCCCGTGAACCATACCAGTCCGGTAGTCGTGTCGATGTTCGCGGACGGTAGACCCAGGCGCACCCATTGACTCGTGGCGATGTTTGTGACCTCGATCCAGTCGGTTACGCCTGTGTATATCCCGCTGCCGTTCTGAGCGCTGCTGTCTAGGAATAGCGACGGATAGATGATGCCCTCCCATACCGATGCTATGCCGGTGATCCCGGCGCCGTGGACAAGTGCGCCCTGTGTCCAGCCGAGAATAAATGCCACGTTGCCGTGTATCGCGTCGAGTGCGCCCCAATTATTATACGTACCCACGGTTTGCGGGTTGGTTATGTCGAGTCCGTTCAATCGTTGGCGCTTGCGGATCGCGTCAAAGGTCCGGTCGTACTCGATTTCGTTGACCGACGCGGCGGCTCCGTAAATCTCCTTCGTCGTGGTGAGTCTGCCCGTGATGATCCCGGTCGCCGCCATGCTTCCCGCTACCGCACCGCCACTCCCTTCCCACGTTGTCAGACGGGGCGGCAATGATGGATATGCGCCAGCGTAGGTGCTTACCAGTCCCGGCGCGTAGATGACCGGCGGCGTTCCGAGCGTGTCGTAAATCTTCCATCCTAGAGCATTGGTCAATATCTGGCGGCGCGTCGTGGTGCTCCATTGCCAATGATTGTATTGACCGTTCGCGTCACCATTCGGGAAACTGCTCGCAAGGTATCCCGAGAATCCACTCCATGCGTACTTGTTCGTGAACTCGTATCGGTAGCCGGTCCAACTGATGCCGTCAACGGTTTCATCCGTCCACCACGGGCGCGCGACGGGGTGCTTTGCCGCAATGCCTGCCAGGTAGCGGCGGGTCTGCGTAAATGTGATATTGTTCGTGCTGTTGGCGATAGGGCGCATGTAACTGTTTGTCACTTCCGAGCCGGTGTCGTAGGAGTACCAAACAATGTTGCTCGGTATGTCCGGGTCAATCTCCCACGTCCAGGAGTTGACCGTCTGCGTGCTGACCTGATCCGTTCCGAAGCCGCCGTGTGATGCCATCAGCACGCGCTCCTCCGCTCCGTTAGCGATAATGTAATCATCCACGATGCCCGTTGAACTGCGCGTCGCGTCGAACAGGAAGAATGACCCCGATACGGTTGCCCCCACCATTACGAGGAAGTATAGTTTGTTGCGTGTGAAAGTGATCATATTTGCCCAAAGTTTCCTGGGTGCTTCTGGCGACTTCCCGCACACCCCCACTCATCTGCCCATGCCCGCGTGCCATCGAATCCGCATTTCACAATGAAGTCAGAATAGTAGGTAGCCGTCACGAGAAAGTCGTCTGTGTCCTGCGTGACCCCGAGCGTGATCGCGCCGCCGGTCCACGGGCAACGGAAATACACATAGTCGCCGTCGCTGGTGATCGTCACGTCCGAGTCTACCTTGGTCTGCGGCGCGGTGTCTCCGACCTGGCATGCGATGTTGTGGATTGTCACGGTTGCGTCGTCCATGCTCACACCGAACGGCCACGTGTCGCCCCATGGATAACCCATCCCGCCGAGGTAAAGCGTAACGCCCTGGTTTGTCACTGTCGCGTAGCCATCCCCGAACACGCGGAAGTTGTTATACCGGCGATTCGTTGCGTTCATAAACGCGGCGATTTCCGCAAACGCGCCTCTGCCGTTGTATGTCGTCGGTAATGCCATAGTGCTTACGCCTAGCTAAAGTCGCCGTCATCGTTCTCGCTTGCTGGTGCCGTCTCCAACTCCCACTTCCCGAACCATGTGTAAACGATGCTCTCACGCCAGATGTCCGCGCCTGCGTATTCCTGCGTCAATGAGTGATCGTTGGATGTATAGGTCTGGGCCACGTTGCCGAGAATCGTTGCGGCGCCACCCGTCCACGTCAATGTATTGCCCGCCTTTTCAACCCCTGGTATCGGCGTGAATGATGTCAGCCCTTCGCCGATGCGATAGAGCGAAAGACGATACTCGTTGCGCCACCACTGCTCACCAGTCGGCGCGCTGGATAGCGAACCGGGCGGACGTGTGCCGCCGATTACTTTGATGCACTCCAGGTTTTCAAGTTGCGGGGCGGTTACGGTTGTGAATGTTGTTGCCATTATTTCTTCAAGCCCCCGTCTAGAACGTCGTTGTCTACGATTACGTGCTGTGGTTGCCCGAGGTGTTTACCCAATCCCCCTAGGCTTGCCGCTTCCGCATTCATTTGACGCCACATACTTAGCGGATTGATATTTAGCGAATCCTGCGTCTGTAATGATGATAGCGACCGTCGGGACTTGCTCACGTCTTGGCTTGTCAATGCCGGGAGATACCCTGCGGACGCTTCTGGGCCGCCGCGCGGTGCCATTGCATACTCAGCCTTCATACCGGCATCGTGAACCGCTTTTGACTTTCTATAGGGTGCCGTTAGTGCGCTCTTGCCGCGCTTCTTGAACCCGCGCCAGATTGCCGCGCCAGCCGCCTCGCCCCACTGTTCCAGCTTAGGGCCGACAATATCTATCGCCTTACTCCATGTTGCCTTGATATCGTCAATCGCCTTGGCTCTATCGCCGCCGCCTGATAGCAATCCTTCCACGATGTCGCGGAACTTCTCCATGTACGGCAGTAGGCGCGTTTTCAGTTCGGTCCCGAATACCTCGGCTTTCGTGGTCATCGTTTCAAGTACGCCTTGCAGGTTGATGCCCTCCGCAAACGCACCGCCGAAACTCTCGATCACGTCGCCTATCGCGTTTTTGAACTGAGCAAATCGCCCGCTCACGCTGTTTACTTCATCCTGCACCAGGCGATAGTTTTTAAGACCGATCTTCAATATGGCTTGATATTTTTCCTCGGCGGTAAGCGTGGAGTCGATCATTATGCCGTAACGCTTCAATGATGCCGTGTCACCTACTCGCGCCCTCGTTACCAGTCGCATAGCCCCGACGACCTCTATTCCGTATGCCTTCGCCAGTCCCAACGCGGACCGGACCGCCTCACTCGCACCATCAGACAGGATGCCCATATTCATGGCCTGCGCCTGTAAAGTCTCAATAAACTCGTCGCCGTATTTGGTTTCGGCCTGGATTGCTGATGCTTGCGCCTTGAGTTTTGGAAGTATCCTGTCCACTTCTTCGCCGTGCTTGCGGATCGACGCCGCCAGGTCAACGTCTGCCTGTTGCTGTTTGGCGAAGATTGCAGTCGCGGCGGCAACGGCTCCAACCATTACACCGATACCAGCGGCGGCAAACTTGAACGCCTTGAAGATGCCCCTGCCGACGCCCTTTGCAAACCTGCCGAGCTTCTTAAGGCTGCCCATAGCATCGCGCACGGCACGACCCATCTTGTTGTTGCCGAGAATCTCAATTACTAGACTGCGCTTTTTTGCCATTTGGCCTCAATCCTTTCTGCGCACTCGCGGAGTTTACGCATGGCTGCAAACTTGGGAGATGCGGGCGGTGCGACGGCTGACCCTTTGGCGCTCTTGCGGTATGCCGTGGCTTGCGCTTCCTGTTGACGGTTCCAATCTGCAACGCACGCCTCGACCGTTCCTATCGGCGCTTCCCACATCCAGTATCGCGGGCCCTCGCCGTACTCGCGGGACAACATGCCTATGAGCGCGCAGTCGGAGTCGGCCTCGTCCTTGACGGCTTCTGCTGCGTCCTTGGCGAGCTTACCGTAACGGAGCGCCATAATTGCGTTGATATCGGCCTCGGTCCATTGGCAATGACGCGCCCATGCCCGCATTATTGACCGGCTCTTTTCGCCGTCGTAATGGTCGTCGGTGATACGTTCCTGCGTAGAGACCCACAACATGCACACGGTCTGCTCGTCGTCGGTGATGTCCAGTACGTCGCGGCACTCATCCAGAAAGACGAGGTGAGCGAGCGTGAGCGGGAATACGGGAGTGCCACGGAAGAACACGGCATGATTGCGCAATGGCGAATCTATACCGGCGGCGGGGTCAGACACTTTAGCGGCCAGGCTGTCAAGTTCGAGGATATCGTCAAAGTCCTCGGCAACCAGAACATGACCCGTCCTCTTCAATATGTCCGTCAGCCTGGTCCTGCTTTCGTGCTGCACGCTTTTCCTCAGCTTCCTTTTTGATCGCGTCCTGTTCTTCTTCCGGTGCTCTGTAGCACTTGCCGCCGTCGCGTATAATCTTTACTCCCGGCATGGTCGCCCCCTCAGTTATTATCAAGTGAAGTCGATGTACTGTTCCGCTGTGACTGTACTCGTGGGCGTGTCTTGGTTGCCCGCGCTATTGGCGATGACGATGTTCAGCCAGTTGCCTGCCGTGGTCGCGCTTACGGTGCCTTCGTACTGCACCGATATTTCACACTTTACCGGGCCGAGGTTCTGTCCCCAGAAGTGAGTCCCGTCCGCGCCTGGCTTGTCAGCGTGGTTAAGGCTGAACGTGATGTCTGCGCTTACCGGCGAAACGGTCCCGGTCACGGTGATGAGCGTCGGGACGCCCGTACCACTTGACGCCGGGATAATGCCGCTGACGTCAGCCGCGCGCTGTGTAACGTGCGGGTTCGTATCGTGCTGATGCCCGTCAATCGTGACCGTTGCCGCAATGCCCGCCTCGAAATGCACGTTGATGTCTGTGGGCAGCTTTGCGTCTGCTACGGCGCCGAACGTGCTCAAGAGCGTCAGAAGGTCGGTGTCAATGTCCGCTGCGACGCCGGCGCAATAGTCGTACACGCTTTGATACGTATCGCCCTCGTCGTATTCCTCCGAACACGCATAGTCACCGTTGGCGGCTATGACCGTGGCGAACGTCTTTGTTTCCGCCGTATTGCTGTCCTTCTCGTGGAACTTTGCGCCCGCTGCGAAGTAGTCTACCGCGAGGATGGTTGGTGCTGATTCTGCCATGATTTCTCCTTATGCGCCGCACACCTTCACGGTGAGAGGCAATGTGATATACTGCTCGTTCTCGTCTACGTCCGATGCTCCGCCTGATTCGATCCGTGCCGCGATGAGGCTATACCCCGATACCGCGATTGTCGTCTCCGTGTCGATGATGGTCCGGCACGCGGCATAGATGGCGATGAGCGTCAGTTTCTTGGGGTCAGCGGCGCGGTGCGTGGCAAACTTCAACTCAACCGGCACGTCACGGAATGTTGACTTGTGACCGGTCGGCACGTTCGGGCTTGCCGTGATTTCGATGAGTGGATATCGGCGGGATTCCGTGGCGTCGTCGCTTTCTGCCGGCAACTCATCGTCCAAAAAGAAGCACCGATACGTTACGGCATTAGACGGGTCGAGCGCATCGGTGTAGACCTTGAACGCGGTCTTGAGTCCTTGCTCTGTTACGGATTCCAGGCTCATCAGTAGCGACCTTCCTTGATTGCACTGGCCCAGTCTCGGTCAAACTCGTGGATGAAGGATGCCATGCCGCGTTTTATTGCCCGCGATACAGCATGCGGTCTGTGTTTTTCGATATATGACAGGAAGATTTCGATACCTACATTCACCTTGTTCCCACGGCTTGATCTGTAAGACTCAAACAGGTTACTTGTTTTTTTCAACCGGACAGTTTCGCCCCTTATGTTTGCCTGGAACACGGCGCTTGCCAACTTGAACGCCTTTGATGCGAGTCCGAGCTTCGATATCTTTCTAACCCTTTCAATCCATGCGTTTCCTGTTTTCACGTTCGTCGGTACATATGATGTACTTCCGGATTGCCTCAGAACCTTGACGGCATGCTTGGCTCCAGTCGCTTTTCTGCCGACTCCTACGCGCTTTGGATTATCCACAATCTTGCGCTTTGTCTTCATACTCTTTGGCTTCACAGCCGTAGATCCAGACCGGCAAATATAGTACATAGCTTTTGACTCAGCCGTTCCAAGTGCCCAGCTCGTTTTCCTGTTCGCGGCATTCAGAGCGTCCTCGACCAGTCTCATGCTTCTCGGGTCTACGCGTGTATCAATCATGCCGCCTCCTCCCCGTAGATCAAAGTGCGCACGCTCTTGGTCGGGTCGTCGTTGTGTCCGATAACGGTAAACGTGCCGATCAACTCGTCGTCGGCGTCGTACAGCTCAATAACCGATCCGTCAGCCGGTGGCGCCCAGTCTCCGCAACGGCTCAAGATTAAGCGCAATCTACCACGCAACCCCTCGATGGCCCCCGATAGATCGCCTTCGCTGTTGCTCTCGGTGCTCTCGGATCGCAGTACTTGGGCGGTATGGTCACGCGGACCGTCGGCCCCGCCTGTACCCCAATACATTGTCAGCACGGCCAGCGGAAACATTGCTTCCGTCGCTGTGATAACTCCCGCGATCTCTGATGCGCCAATGCTCACTGACTTGATCCCCCGATGTAGATATCATACGTGATTGACCCGGTGCCGCCGTTGGAGATTTTCAAGTTGCCATCCGTGCTGACAGTGTAACCGTCAACGTCCGGCGCCGCCAGGAGAAAGAACCCGCCCGGTCGCACGGTGATGGTGTGATTCGTGCCGCCGAGCCATGAGTCAAACTCGTTCGCTGCGGCGTTACCGATGATGATGGTATTCGTGTTTGCCGTGGCGCTGCTGACGACCATCAGACTGACCTCGGCCATTGTCAGGACGGTTCCGAAAGTGTTTGTGATGCCGCCGGCCAGGTCAAGCGTTTCAGTAGCCGACGCCGTGAGTGTGCGCTGATCGGTCCAGAGCTGATTCATCTGGTTCGCGTTCGTCCCGCTCGTAAACGTCCAGTTGTAGAGCGTCGAGAATGCTTCGGACGCGGTTGTTGCGCCGGTCTTTGTGTGGGTCCACTGCGGGCGCACGAGCAGGTTTCCGCTGAATGTCTCGCCTCTTGACATGCTCGCGCCGATAGCGACCATCACGGCGGCGTATAGCGTCCATATCGCTGTTTTCTTCATGTCTCATGCCTCGTCTCTGATGCGTTTATCGGTGAGTGATTCCTAGTTGTCGTTGGTCTTGATTCTGCATGTCCACGTGAGATTTGTCGGGCTGCCGGTCACGGTAAATGTCAAGGTGTCGCCATGCAGCGGGTACCTGCCGGGAGGGTCATTCGTCAGTGCCACGCCCGCCGTGCTTGTGCCGTCCACGCGGGGCCTCACGATCAACTCGTTTGTCACCGTAGCAGTGGCGATGTTGTACGATGCAACGCTACTATCTGCGGCTTGTACGGCCACTGTGCATACGCCCGTCGACACACCATCGCTCACGCTGAGTTGCACGTCCTCGACATACCCATTGGCGAGTACGCTGGTATTCGTGCCGCTGGTCAGTGCGCCGACCGGGACCGTGATAACAATGCTGTCAAGTGCTGCACAGATCGCCGCACATCCAACGAGGCCCGCCATAATCGCAATCCATTTACGTGTTCTCATATCGTTTTCTCCTGTGCTTCGATTGTGCGAAGCCCCCGCCCTTGCCCGTTGGCACGAGCGGGGTCCACCGCATTCGTTGACCGTTAATTCTCAAACACTACCGCACCACTGGATACGGTTGATCCGTCAGCGACCATGAGATAGTTGGTTCCCAAAGCCGTGCCCTGGATCGTCGCCACCGCAGTCCCGGCAGCAGCAGTCACATACCAGTAATCAGCGTTGGCAGTGACGGTTGAAACCGCAGTCCCGGTCGATAACGTCAGTGTCTCGATGTTGTTGGTAGTGGCCGCGCCCACGTCGGAATCGGAGATCCAAACATGGATAAGCCTCAACCCTGCAAGCGGACTTCCGGCAACATCATTCGCCGTGATAGTAACCACGTTGTTTGTCGTGGCACCAGGAGCACCTGAGATGCCAGCCGATCCCCACACCTGCGTAAGCAGCGCATAGTTGCTTACGGTAATGGTGTCAGGAACGTCTGCGTCCACCAATGCGCCAAACGCCGGGGCCGCACCAGTCGCGCCCTTGAGCACTTGGTTGTTGATACCTACCGCGATAGCAGTGGGAGTCGCCCCCGCACCGCCACCGATCACGGGGCCGTACTGCGTTAGCAGCGCGGATGATGCAATCGTTCCGGTTGCTGTGTAGCCAAGGACGCCGCCATCAGTTCCAGCACTCAAGGCAGTACCACCGTTGGCAACCTTCAGCGTTCCGTTCGATCCGGAGAATGCCGCCAACGCAACGGGGTCAGTTGCACCATCACCAACGATGATGGATCCATCTGCCAATGCTCCCATCGCCGTGAATGCCGCCGTGCCGCTACCGAGCAGAACTCCCCCGTCGGTGAATGTTCCTGCACCTGATCCGCCAGCCGTTACCAGCAAGTCGCCTGTAGAGCTACTGAACGCCGCCAGTGCTACAGGATCAGTCGCGCCATCACCGACGATTATTGAACCGTCTGCCAGTACCGCCATCGGAGTAATAGCAGTTGCGGCACTTCCGAGCAGCACACCGCCATCAGTAAGCGTAGCCGCGCCCGTACCGCCCTGGTCTGCTGCGAGAGTCCCGGTGGATACAAGCGCCTTGTTAGCGTCAGTGAATACAGGCTTGCTTGCTGTCAGCGCCGAGTTCGTGATGTTTCCAGTGACGGTCAGCGACGCCTTCGGCCCGCCCGCCGTCCCGCCGTCTAGTTCATCCAGCCGCGCATCTGCCGCCTGTGCGTCCGCGTTCAGTCCATCCCGAAGGTCGGGAGGATCTACCACATTGCGGAGCGTCCAGGTTGTGGACAACTGCCCTGCAATGACCACGCCGCAAACCAGCAGCGCGGATATGACCATGTATGTAAGTTTCTTCATCTGTTTATCTCCTGGTCTGCGTTTCGATTGTGCCGCCCGCCGGATTGTTACCGACGGGCGGCGGTTGTTTGCCACCGCGTAATTACACGGAGCTGGATGTCGTGGTCGTGGTCGTGGATGCGTCAACCGCTGCTTCGGAGCTGCCAAGCGCCTCTGTCACAACGATCGGGACTCCAAACGCTTCCTCCGGGAACGGTGCGGGTGCGCCGGTCGGGTTGGTCGCGGTACGGCTCTGCTGCAATTCCTTGCGGGCCGTCCGATTCATGGCAATCATGTTCGGGTTGTGACCGGCCGGGAACTTCGCCAGGGCGTCACTGATAACGTCATCGGTGAGCAGGTCGTCGCTGGTTCCGTCCAGGTTGGCGATGCGCACCACGTCATACAGACTTCCGACCTGTAGGCCGCCCCACAGTCCGAGCGTCACGCGATATGCACTGTAGACGTTCGTGCCGCCGGCGTCGGTGACTTGCACAATGGTCGGGCTTTCGTCATCCCACATCATGTCAATGCGGCCATCGTTTCCGGCCACAAGCGCCACGCCATCTTCGGCCCAGCGGATGATCCATACGCTCTTCCCGCCCGATCCACCAGCATCAACGATCTGCCCAACATCGGTGTCGGAGTAATCGTTCATGTACGGCAGCCCGATGAACTGCGTGGCCTGGTCGAAGTTGAAAATAGCCTGCTCAACTCCGTACATCCCGGCGCGGATCGCTTTCCCGGTCTCGTGCTGGATGTAGCTACTCAGCCCCTTGCTGTACCCCTGCGCCAACGCGACATCGCGCGTGTACGACGGGTCCAGGTATTCGAGGTTGATCGTCATGTCCTCAAACCGGCTTGCCGCATTGGTTACGCCGGTGTTGATTTTGCGGAACGTCGCGCCGGCCGCATAGGTCTGCTTGACGAACTTGTGCTGTGTCCCGTTCGAGGCCGGAACCGCAAATGCGGCCTGGACCACAGGTGCGTTGTCAAGCACCTGGTTCGGGTAGATGTCGGCCAGGTTCTGGTCATTCAGGACCAGCAGGCCGGCGAGTGTGTTTGTATAATTCGTTGCCATGGTTCGTTCTCACTTCCCGCGTCGTTAAACGCTTATTTTCGTTTCTGTGCTTTCTGCCACGGAGTCAGTTCCGAAGCCTCTCCTGCCGACTCAGCGGATACCGGGGGCGCGCCGTGCTCAAATGCCGCGATTCTATTTCGCAGCTCGGTGAGCTCGGTTGTGGCCGCCGTCAACGCTTCAGTCGTCTCTCTCAACTCGACAATACCGGCGTCGCGCTCCCCTGTGACCTGCGTCAGTTCGGTCTCGAGCGTGTCTACCTCTTGCATTGCCTGCGCTTGTGATGCTTCTACCGCCGTGAGTCGCGCCCTCACTGCGTCTGCCGAGACTTCCTCAAACTCAGTAGCATCCGGTTCGGCTGCTTCATCGGTCGTGGTTGTCTCTTCGGTTTCCGCTTCCTCCAGTTCGGTTGCGGTCTGTTCCTGCGGCTCCGTCGCATTCGCCTCTGTGTCAACGGCAAGCTCTGCTTCGACGGTCTCAACGACCTCCGGGGCTGCCTCGACGTCTACGGTTGTTGCTTCCTGGCTCATCCTGTTCTCTCCTTCGTCTTGTTCGGTCCATTGCGTCGTAGTGAAGCTCGGACCCTTCGATAGTGCGGCGCTCTCGGTGTTGGAGTCGGCGCCATACGGACAAATGGCCACGCCGCGTAACGTCCATTCTCGTATGATTACGCCCGGACCCGCGAAATCGTAACCGTTCACGGGCGATATCTCGCCAGACATGATCTCTTGAATCTTGATCCCGGAGTCGCCGAAAAAGATTGACGCCTCGTATGGCACGCCCTCGCCCATCTTGAACAACACCTCGCTCGCACGGTCGCCGTCACGATACGGGATGATCGCCCCGGACGCAATCAGGTCTCCGCTTTCGGAGTCGAAATGGTTGAGGTAGCCGAGGACTTCGGAATCATTGTGCACGTAGTCGATAGTGAGCCTGGGTTTATCGAGTCGCATTCCGGCAAGGTCGTGTACAACGCGACCCCAGAACCAGTGATCAATCGGTTGTCCACTTCGTGCTTTGATTTTGACTGGCGCCGTTTTCGCCGCTTCGCCGTTGTCTCCGAGCGATACTTCTCCGCCTGCAAACTGGCACGCCGCCGCGGGAATGGTTCCAAGTTTGTTTTCATTCTGATTGTCTTTCATTTTGCCCTCACTGTTGATTGTCCTGGGTCTGGTCTGGTTCGGCTGGCTCGTCTGGCAATGCGCCCTCTCTGGCGTTTCTAAGCAGATCGTTTACCGGCACCTGCCCACCTTGCGCGTAGAGGAGCGGGATCCCCGCTTTATCGAGGTACTCTTTTTGCTCGGCTGCGATCATGTACGCGTCATCGCCGTATGCGGCACAGATACGCGGCGTTGACGTGACACCAGCCGCCAGCGCGAGGATGTGTCCGCTCATCTCGTTTGATCGGTCAAGCCAAGGCCGACCTGCCGGAACCCAGCGCAAAGTTGCTGCAACTTCGTTTGGTGTGATTTTTGCAGTTTTGAGCACTTTGCCGAATCCGCGCAGGTCAGCCTCCGCAAACATTGGAATTACCCAGTCATAAACCTCTGCCAGTACGTCCTGATTTTTGGACCGCTTCCACTCACAACTTTCCTCGTACTCGTTGCGGTCAGCGATACGGGCAGAGAATGATGCGGTGAGCGAGTCGTAGAAAGTGAACGGGATATCCAGGGCGAGCAGTACCGACCGGATTAACTCCCGCGTGAATGACACCACGTTCGGGTTCGGCGTGCTGCTTTGGATCTCTTTCACCTCGTCGCCGGGGTCCAAGTCAAGATTGATGAGACCGCGTGACTTGACGGCGGCAGATACCTGTGACGTGTACGCGTTCGCCTCGCTCGACGGGGCGGCAGTGTTAGGGTCTCCGGCGGTTGGAAATATGTCATCGCTAGAGGTGCGGGTAAACGCTAGACCGAATAGGGCCGATGTCTTGGCTTTGAGCACTAACCACTCCCACGTTTCGCGGACATCAGCGCCCTCGTTAAGCGCTGTCAGGAGCGGCGACACTCCCCGGTTTGAATCGAAACGGTCGGGCCAGTATCCGTCGAATATCATGTCCTGTTCGGGAATGAGTCGCTCAAACACCAGCTGGTTTTTCTCGCGGCGGCACACGCAGAACTCTTTACGGGTTCCGTCCTGGTTAAACGTCATGCCGTCATCGGTGACATTCTTAGTGCGTTTCGCCTGCTTGGGGTCCGCGTGTTTGGGTTTCTTGATGCGGTCGCCCTCAATCCCTTGCGACTTTCCACCCGCCACTTTGAGCGATCCACAGTCGCCCTCGATCACTTTGCACGCCTCGAACATCCGCATGTACTCATCCCGACCGTGGCGCCCCAGGGCGTCAAACTGTTTGCGCCGTCCGTGCCACGTCAGCATGTTACGGACGGCGGCGTTGACGGCATCAATTTCCGGTTGCGCCTCGGGGGTGCGCGCCGATAGCCGGAAATGCGGCGTAAACCGGGATACGTTGTCGAGGTGGCGCCGGATCATCCATGCTAGGATTGACATATTGCGACGGTCGTCTCTGGCCGTGGCAATGCCTTTTTCGCGTTTCGGCGGGGTCAGGATGAATGATTCGGCTGAAGTCTTGCGCGTTGGTGTGCGCCGGCGTGTGGTGTCGTCGATAGAGCCGTAGCCGAGCGAGTACTTGTTGCCCTTTACCACGGCAGCCTGAGTGCGTAGGCGTGGACCGCTCATGCTTGTACCCTCGTGTATGCCGTGTTGTCGCCGTCAGCTTCCGGCGATGATGGTTGCGACAGATCGACGACGAAGCCACGCCCGCCACGGTACAGGCGTTGCAAGGATTTCTCTAGTTCGCGGCGGCGGTCGCGCAGGTTGGTGTAGTTGACTTTCGAAACGGATAAGCCGTCAACCGTGAAGGATTGACCGCCTGCTGATGCTGCCGCCTGTTGCGCCTTGACAAGGACAAGCTCAGCCTCAAGCTCAGTGATTCGTTCGGCGTTGGTCTGGTTTGCCATGCCCGTATTATCGAACATGACAAATATGTAGGTCAATAGGCCAGAGTTACGGTTTTGCTATGCTGTGGCACAAATATCGCGTGTAACCCGCTTTGCGCCGCAATCGGAGCATTTGCGATACCTCAAAACCACTCGCCCGGTATGCCGCGTATGAGTCACGGCGCTTTCGGTGCTGCCGCATTTCTGACAACGGCGCTTCGTTTCCTCGGCGCTGTAGTTGGCTTTCGGCGGGCGCGGCTTAACCACTTCCATTGTCGGCACGGTTGCTTTCCAATCAGTCCACGTCCGGGGCTGTTTAAGCAACGCCTCTTTCCATCGCGCCACTTCGGGCGACACGAGCGGTTTGCATTTCTGCCATGATAGCAGGTCTGCAAGGTCGGTCGGGTCAGCTACAACGGCTGACAACATGGCGGCGCGTGACGCGACGAGTGCGTTTTCTGCATCTTTCCACGGCGGGCGGGGTCTCCATCGGTGCGCCACCTTCCCATTGTAGAGCTCAACCTTGATCCCCGATAGCCATGCTGATATTGACAACGCCTCCTCGTCGCATCCCCAGGCCGGCAATGCGGCCAGCGGTTGACCGACCTTGTAATACCAGGACACGCGGAACACGTAGCACGCCCCGCCCACACATGAGCGCGGACCCGGCTTTGGATCGGTTGACCATTTCCACAGTAGCGCCTGCTTGCCGTTCTGGTCCTCGCCCTTGTAGTGCAGGTCAGCCCCGGCGTAGTAGCTCGCCCCGCTCGGGTGTGTTGCGTCAAACGTGCATTCCGCGTTATGGTAGCACATGGCGCAGAGCAACCCGCCCCGCGTGCGTACCTGCCGAGCCATGCGCTGCAACACGTCACCGTCAAAGCGCATGTGAGCGTCAACGATGATTACCACGTCGGCCCCTTCTTTCTTCGCCCGTACAATGCCGCGGTGTCGCGTCCGTGCCGGTCCCTGGCCTTCGGTGTCCTCTACGGGTATCACAATGGCGCTCTTGCCTGCCGATCGTCCCGCGTCCTCAATGGTCGCCTGTAGATCGTCCTCACCCTCGCGCCATGCTATCACTACCGCTGTCTTGCCTCGTTTCATTTCTTCACGTCTCCTTTTCCTTGCGCTATTGCCTGCCGCACCAGTCCAGGGTAGTCCTGATTCCATCCCGACACGACTTCCACAATCCCCGGCGTAAACCGTCCATCGTTGACCGCCGCCTTTCTGAATGCTGCCGCCCTTACGGATGCGTCCTGTTCGCCGCTTCCGCTTTCGTGCCACCCGATCCCCGCCCACCGATAGATGTACTGCGCCTCGTGAGGTTTCGGAGCGTACTGCACGACGTTGCCCGTGGGCCAGAACTTATCCCATAGCGTCTTGTCATTCCATTCGCCCTCGACGCACCCGCCCGATTCTACTGCGTGGGCCGTGTCGAACATGCCAGCGCAAAGAAGCGGTTGCCCCATGTGCCGGATCTCGCCGCACCCCCACGACCAGCACATCGTTGGACGGTACGCCAGCGTTCCATCCATGCGCCGCACGCCGTCAGTGATGCGGTCGGGGAGGCTTATGTCGTCGTCATCCCACAAGCACGAGTACCGCCCGTGTGCCAGTCGTAGCGCCAGGTTGGTCTTGCGGCTCAAGTCGGGTATCCATTCCGGCAGGTTTACCACGAGTACGCCAGGAACATTGCAGACCAGTTCCTGCTCGGGACAATCGTTGAGGATGAGCAGTTCAGCCGTGAGATCGTCCAGTCGTTGACGCCGGAATGACTCCACGGCCTCGGCAAGTAGCCACGGGCGACCGTGGGTCATACAGATGCACGTTACGTCAAGTGTTCTATAGTAGTGGTCAATCGGCATGGTCGCGCCCCTTCCGTGCCGCCCGATCAAGATCGGCGTCACCCCGCACAAGCATCACGGCCAACCGCACCCGTTCGCGCCAGTGCAACTTGCATAGCTTCGCCCACATCAGGCGCACGTTGTTCTGTAGCACTTGCGCCGTTGTCTTTCTAACCTGTCTGCGTATTCGCTTCGCGTTCATTTCTCCCCCTGTATCACATCGGGATAACAGTAACCCCGCTCGCTTTTCGTCTTGGTGGCGCCTTCGGTTTCCCGCCGCCCGTCCCGATCCCCGCGAATGCTGCCGCCGCGTAACCCTGGGCCATGGCGTCGCCGAAGTCGTGTTTGCCGACAAGGTTCTGCGATAGGTAGTTCCACTCCATACCGCCGCTCAATCCGACGCCGGTGTTGATAATCGCCTCGGCTGATGCTTGCGCGGCAAATTCTGTATGTGTGCCATCGTATAGGCTGCACGATCCCGGTGAGCCGACGGCGCCTATCCATGCCCGCTGCGACACCTCTCGCCAGTAGTCGGCGTGCCAGCGTATCCATTTGATGCTTCGGCCGGCCTTTGTGTCTGCGCGGATATGGCATTGCTCGCGGCGCAACTGCTGCTTGACGTAGGTCTTGCCATATTCTTTGTATTGTTTCCAGCCGGTGCCGACGTATGCGTGGGCCTGGATGCTGCACAACTGGACGGACCGCTCGGCAAAACGGATCGTGGCGTCGAAGTTCGCCCCGGCTGCGTCGATCGCCCACGTAGTCGGTCGGCAACTATCCGGCATGCCCGACAGCGCCTTGCCGTGTTTCTCAAGTTCGGCGTAGACTTCCGCATCGTATCCCGGTCGAGTGTTGTTGCCTTTGATGTTGCACTTGTGCAGCCCGTACCACAGCACGGCGGCGCTCTGGTCCTGGCCGAATGCGAGCACCACGGTTGACAGCGCGTATGACGGGTTGATGTCGGTTGACGCCAGTACGAGCGATGTCCACGGCGGGCGCTCGGCTTTCGCGTAGTCGTTGGTGCGCGACATGATGATCTGCTGGTCGAGGGTGTACGGCTTCAACGCCGACATAGGATCACGCGGGTCGTTCTGATACTCTGCCCAAAACTGTTCGCCGCTGTCGATCAGTAGCGTCTCTGCCGTCTGGATTGCCGACAACTCGCCATCCCTGACGCGGTGCTCCCATGAGACCTCTGACCCGGCGTCCATTGCCTTACGGTTCTCGCGGTAGAACTTCGTCGCCGGCTTGATCCCTTGAGCCTTGTAAATGTCGGCATAGTCTACCCATAGCCCGTCTTGCTCATCCGGCCACTTGCGGATTAGGCTGCACGTCTCGCCGCTCCATTCGGGGTGCTTGTTGTGATCTAGGAACCGGGCGGCAAGGTCCCCTTGCTTTACGATGGTGCAGGGCATGACGGCGGCAATGCGCTTCTTCGGCCCCGCCAGTCCAAGCACGTCTCCTTTGATTATCCGCTCGCGTTTGTCGCATTGCTCCCGGCTTTCTGCTGACTCGCGGCTCTGTGGGTCGTCAAGCAGCACCAGGTCAGGCCGTAGCGTCTTACCCGTCTTGGTGTCTTTCCATCGCCCACGGATATGCCCGGTCAGCCCGTGACCCTCAAGGATTGCGCCGTTGCTGGTGTAGCCGTTGCCGCTCGGGTCAAGCACTTCGGGAAGTATCAGCGTTGTCTTGCTCCATTGGATACCACTCGTCTTGCCGTCTGCGCGGAGCTGAAACTTTGCCTTGATCGCCTTGCCGTCTGTGGCGCGTGCGTAGGTCGTGACATGCGGATAGTGCGCGTGGAGTGTGTCCGATTCCTGTATCTGCTGACGGCAAAACTCGGTGATTGCCTGCGCATACTCTGCCGTTGCTGCGACTGCCACGACGTACTTGCGCCGTCCGGTCAAGAGACAGTACAGGACTGCCCATTTCAGTATCGTTGATTTGCCGTGACCGCGTGGCATGGCAAGCGCGAACATGCCCCCGGCGTTGACGGCCTGCTCAATCTTGGCGATACATCGGTTGTGGTCGTCGCAGAATGGCGAACTGAACGCCTCGACGCCGTGGTGCGTGATCCAGCCGGTCAGCGTCTTTTCGAGGTCGTCACGCTCGGCCTTGGTTTTCGCGTCGGGGTCGGCATGCCTAACCATGCGCGCCATCTTGCGCGAGGCGTCTACCAGTCGGGCCTGCTTCACGCTTTTGCTTACGGCGGCTTTGTCTGATGCGGAGAGTTTAGGCATATCACGCGCTCTTGATTACGTTCCCACATGTCGGGCAACGGTCCGGGTCGTCGTCGGTATCTTCGGCCCCTATGTCCTCGCCGTCAAGTATGCCGGTCAAGTCCTCTTCGCTGAACCCGGCCGCGATCAACTCCTCGATGTCCCACTCGTTTGCCAGCATATCCATATCGTCCTCACCGAACGGGCGATTGTCGAGGATGATAAACCGGCGCTTCTTCTCAACGTCCCACCCGGTCACGGTCTGCACCCATGCGACTGGTAACTCGGTCATGCCAAGTTCGCAACACGCCCGGTATCGCATGTTGCCGCCCAGGATCGTGTCACGCTCGTCAACGATGATCGGACGCGCCGGCATGAAATCGGGATTGTTGCGCACCGATTCGACAAGCGCCGTGAACCTGGCGTCACGGATAAAGCGCGGGTTCTTTGGGAGTCCGTGCTTGCCGTCGTTGAGATGGATTGCGCCAATCGGTATCGTGTCGGTCGGCTTTCGTTTCGGCTTTGGCTTTTGTCGTTGTGTCATAATGTCACTATCAATCTATATTTGCGCGATGTCGCAGAGATAGGTGTTGAGGCGGATATCGTCGGAAAGGCCCCTAACGGGGGGCAGGGTTAGCAATGTCTGGTGCGCTTGCTCTGGTATCTTATCGCTCTTGCGTATGTTTGCCCTCGCCCATAGCGGTTGCAGGTTGGTATAGTGAAACGCTTTGCGCCGTTGCCTTGCGCTATCTCGTGCTCGGCGCGCGTCATCTGGATGTCAGCCCTCTTCATTACATTCTCGGCCAGTGTGGTTAACATTGTCCTGTATTCGTTCATCTCGCTCCCTCCATCATTGCCCGTTTCCTTGCCCTAGTCACAACCCGCTTATCAAGCACCCACGCCTCATGCACGAGCCGCCGCCCCTGGTGATCGCATCGCACGCATACAGGGCAACCGGCTAGACGGCGTATCCCTTGCCTCGTGTGCTGCTGGTGGTTCATTGTGGCACTTCGGTGGCATGGAGGCGCACAAGCGTCGGCGGCGCACTCGGCTTGTATATCTGGTCAAACGCCCATCTGAGTGCGGACTTGCGCGGACTTCCTTCGTTGGTCAATAATCCAGCCTCGATGCAGATCATGCGGATCGTGTGGCCGTCGTGATAGCCAGCGGCACGTTTTAGGACGCAATCGACCATCAATCCGCGCCGCCCCACGTCGGTCAGCTCGGCCCCTCCGAAGTTGGTCTTATCGAACAGGGCTTCAATTACATTCGCATTCAAAACAATTTGATTCTTCATCTCATCCCCTTCTTGTTGTGCTGCTGGTGGTTCATTTGGCGGTGGCGTCGTTCGGCATTAAACCATCCAGTCGCCGCAACAGTTCGTCGGCGTTCCCGTCGAATGTGATTGTGACACCCTCGCCCCAATCGCAATCATACGGAGGTGGCGCGTCAGGGTAGCCGTAGCACTCGACCTTACAACCGACCAGAGCAAGCAATCCCCACGCTCGCCAATAGTTATAGCAGTCAGCCATCTCATAGCCGTAATCATCGAACCACGCGGCGTGTCTATTCAACCACGCCCACACATCATCATGGTAATTACTATACCCGTATGTGACCGATGCAACATTCATCTCATCCCCCCATCCCCGCAATTAACATCGCCGCCGTTTCGTGCATACACAGGTCCTGCGGCTGGCAGTACATCACGCGCCACCCCATCGCTGCCGCCGTGTTCAGTTTCTCCCATTCCTTGAGGACCGCCGCGCCTCGGACGTGACGGCCCCGCGTGAAGATGCCGCCCTGTACCTCGAGTGCCAGCTTGTAATCAGGCCACGCCAGGTCAAACCGCCATTTACGCGTTTCGTGAAACCGATACTCAAAGCACGGATCGGGTATGCCCATAGTTTCGAAGTATGCGGCGACGATTGACGGGTTGTATTTCATGGTAGGCGCGGGATCGTGGATGTGATTGTTGTCATAGTAGCATCGTTTCTTTTGCCTCGCGTTCTGCCCGTTTCAGATTCTTTACTGCCACATCGAAGTATGACGGTTTGAGTTCGCCGCCGATAAACGATCTGCCCGCCTTGATCGCGCAATACCCCTCGCTGGCTATCCCCATGAACGGCGAGTACACCAAGTCTCCGGGCGCGCTCCACAACTCCAGACCGCGCTCAATCACGTCCAGCTGGAGTGGGCATATGTGGCGTTCGTCCTTGGCGCTCTTGGCCCCACGGTATTGCAGGGTCCGCGTCGCGTCAATGTCCATCCATACCGGCGATGCGAGGTTGCGCCATCTGACATGGCTTTCCTTGTTCGCTCGTTGGTCGCAGTCCTTGTCGTTTAACCCGCCCGGATGCGCAATCGGCTTTGGATTGTCGCCGGGTTTGCGGACCGTCACCAGGTAGTCGGCTATCCCCTGTCGGCACATAGCAGAGTCTTTGCATATCTGCTTGTGCATGAGTCCGAGCGCCTTTGTGCGGGTTGCTGCTATCAGTGGGTCTTTCCAGATCGTGACCTCGGAATGGTAGATCCACCCCGCATCGCAGAACATCCTGATTAGTTCGCCTCGGAAGTCGCGTATGCCAATGAACCCGTCGCGCTCTTTGCTGACCGGTAGATTCATGCAATGAAACGACAGCACGCGGCCCGGCATTGTGACCCTGAGCATTTCCGGCACAAGATACTCCCCGAAGTGCTGCATGAACTCCTCATCCGTCTTGCAGTTGCCCATGTCCCGGTTGCTGTTGCTGTACGTGTAGAGGCTTGCGAACGGTGGCGAGAATATTGAGTACCCGATTGAGTCTGTCGCAATTCCCTTGATTAGTTCGCATGAATCACCAAGCTCTGCCGTCCAGTTTTCGCCCGTCTGTTTGTCTGTCATATACACCGCCCTATCTCGTTGAATGCCCTTGATGTTTTCCTCGTTGTACCCGTGCATGTGCTTGACCATTTCATCAGCCATACCATTGGCGTCGCGCTCCTTTCGTCGTATATTCTCCAACACCGCCCCCTCTGTCCGTGCGGTTATGATGTAGCAATCAACCGGGTTCTTTTGCCCGAATCGCCATACCCTGCGGACCGCCTGATAGAATTGCTCGTATGAGTCAGAAAGGCCGACGAATGCGACCTTGCTGCAATGTTGCCAGTTCATCCCGTGTCCTGCGATCTTCGGTTTCGTGACCAGTCGCTTTACGTCGCCGGATGAGAACCCGAGCAGCATTTCCTCTTTGTATTCAACCGAATGCGATCCCTCTACTTCGGTGGCGCCTTCGATTGCCTTGCATAGCGCCTTCGATTCATTGTTGAGATTGCACCATATCAGCCATGGTTCGGTGTCGCCGTTGATGATCTTAGCGCATTCGGCGACGCGCTTCTGAATAGTCAAGCGCCTTTCCTTTTGGCGCTCCTGTAATGTGCTTGCCGGCATGCGAAAAAGGAATCCGTCGGCACTGTCGCATTCGTCAACCGCAACAATGATCTCATGCATCCGCAATTCCGGGAGAATGAATGCGCCGTCATCGTATCCAAGGTCTGACGGTTTTCGCATCATCACTGCCCATGAGCATACCCACTTCCAGAACTCGGATTCCGCGTGACCCTTGATCCTCCATTTTTGAGTCTCGCCGCCATCATGGACGAAGAACATGGAGAGCATTTCCGTGCGGGTCATAGCTCCGACGAACTCCGCATGGTTGCCTAGTTCCATGAAGTCGTTTGGCGCTGGTGTTGCCGTACATGCCAGCCGGAAGGGGACATTGCCCCAATTCTCAATCAAGTCCGTGCGGTATTTTCCTGTGTAGCTTTTGAGGATGCTCGATTCATCCAGGACTATCCCTTCGTAATCGTCCGGGTTGAACTTGTGTAGCTGCTCGTAGTTGGTGATGCATATAGGCGCGGTCGCACCCGGTCCGGCCCGTACAACTTCTATCCCGAACTTCTCGCCCTCCCTGATGGTCTGCGCTGATACCGCGAGCGGCGCCACAATGAGCACGCACCCGCCCGTATGTTCCGCGACGCGCTTTGCCCATTCCAGTTGCATCGGACTTTTCCCAAGTCCACAATCGGCAAATATACACGCCCGGCCACGCAGAAGCGCCCACGTCACAATGTCGTGCTGAAACGGGAAAAGCATCGGGTTCAACTCCGGCACGGTGCCTATCCCTGTCGGTGTATCCGTGACCGCCTTACCATTCAAAAACTCGTCGTACTTCATCCCACCGCCCCCTGTTTGATTGCCAGCCGCGCCTGTTCCCACGGCTCAAAGCGTTGATGCTCCTTCACGAATCGCAAGAACTCACGCACGTTTTTGCGCCCTTCCCTGTTTTTCTCCACGTCAAACGATATGCACCATTCGCCCGGATCGCCATACGTCCGGCCTGGGCGCGTCCGGTTTGAATCCTCACGCAGAAAGCATAGTAGGTCCGTATCACGCTCAACGTCGCTTGACCATGACACGTCATCGTCCTTGTTCGAATGGTGGCATACGACGACGGGCAATCCCACATCATCGCGTAGTTGCTTGAGGCGCACGGACATATCGGCCATCTTGTCCACGCGGTTCTTGTAGCCGTCCATTCTGACGTGCCGCGTATTGTCCACGATGAGCATTTTCGACCCGCGCCGTTTCTCGCTGCGACCCCATGCGTAGAGTTGATCCATCGACATTGATCCGTCCGTGATCCTCATGTGCGCGCTTAACCTGTCGGCACCTTGTCGGGCGGCTTCGATGGTCTCTGGTGATGCCTTGCGCTGTCGTAGCGGGTAGGTGTCCATCGGCACGGCCTGAGCGATGAGGCGTGAGGCAATGCTTTCTATCGGGCTTTCAAGGCTTGCCATGCTAGTAGTGATCCCGTGCAACGCCAATGTCATGCACCATTGCAGACAGAATGCCGTCTTGCCGCATGATGGTTGCGCCACTAGCCATATCAACTCACGGTCAACGCGCCCGATAAGGTATGTGATGCTCTGGACGGGCCAATCAAGTAGCACGGTTTTCTCGTCGGGCGCGGTCATGCGGTCAATCCATGCGTGGGCCGCTAGCGAGAGGTTTGAGTCGTCGGCGGTTTGGCGAGTCATTACCTGGTAGACCATGCGTTCGACTGATGCCTTGAGTTCAGCCGCATCCTCTGGCGCCGTCTTGTCTGCAATGGCCTTGATCGCGCCGGCTAGTGCTTGTACGTCCTGTTTGGCGACGTAGCCTGCCAGTACGGTAAGATAGAATCCCGTATGTGCTGTGGTCGCCACCATGTCCACGCAATCGTCCAGCCATGTGCGCGCCGCGGTGATAGTCATGCCGTCGACGACCTTGTTCCTGGCGTGGCGGTCAAATATCTGCGCCACTACGCCGTTTGCCGTGGGGTCCGAGAACCAGGTCGGCGTCATGCCGGCACGTATCGCGGCGTCTATCGCTGATGGTTCCAGGAGCATGCAGCCGATTATGGCGCGTTCGGTCGTTGTGCGTGTTGCGTCTGGGGTCATTCTGTGCCGTCCCGCGTTACGTAGTGTTTGTCCTGTTTCCGGTTGCCGCCTACCTTCTCCCATACGAAAGACGCCTTATCCATGCAGGCGTAATGATTCTTGCGGGTCTTGCCCGTCCTCTCTAACCATGCCCCGAGTGCGTCTATCGCTGCTTCGGTTGAACGGTATCCATGAATGTCTACCAGTTTAGTGTGTTCCTTGTCGGTCAGCATGACGTTCTTAAACTCGCCGTATGGTTGCTTGACTGTTTTTGGCTTTAATTGTTCCCCCTCACACTCCCCCTCTCTAGATGAGTGTACAGAAGCAGATACAACTACAGTCGATTCCGGTATTGTCCCGGACATTTTTGGGACATCCTCTAGTTCTTCCTTCTTCTTCCGCTCCCTATATTCCCTTTTTCTTAGCCTTTCTGCCTCTTTCATGGTCGCGCCGTTACCGATATCGCGGTACATTTTGTGGTTGATAATCTCCCATCCCCACGGTCTTGAGTCGTCGATTAGGCGTATTCGTCTGCCGTCGTCCTTTCTTGTCCGGGACATATGATCTTCGTTTTCAAGCTCTTTGATGCAGTCGTTTATCAGTTCGAGAGGCTTTCCCGTGGCGTCGGCTATACACTGCGGCGTGAAGTCGCACGTACCGTCGGCCGTCGCGTTGGATATCATGTAGGCAAACACCAGTTGCAGGTCACCCTTGCCCCTCATGCTGCCAGTGAATAGAGATGAGAATACTTTACCGTACATTTAGCGCCTCCCGTTTTTTGCGCGCCCTGGCAGCGTCACTCATGACCGCGGCGATCACTTCGCTGATATGCCGTGTGTTGTCATCGCGTGGCGGTCGCGGAAAAGAAAAGCCCCGGTACGCTGCACACGGAATCAACACCATGAAGGCATGATCCGAACGTACCGGGGCAAGGTTAGTGTTATTGGATGTCATGTTGTCTATCCGTGTGCATTGTCAAAAAGTTACCGCCCCGCCCCGCATCCTGTCAGCGCTTTTTGCACCGCGCGCCATTTCCCGTGCAAGTCTCGCGTTGTCATGGCGTTGTGCATTGAGAATTATCGGGCTTGCGCTCCTGCTCCATCTGGGCGGGAGTGATTGCTGTCACGGCACAGTCGGGGCACCAGTTTGATGCAAGCCACGCCGCAGCTGTGTCGTAGTAGTCAGTAGTGTTGTGGATTCGCTTAATCACCATGCCGCGCTTCTCTACGGCTTCGGCCCATGTAATCTTGTCCATTGTATTTTCAGAGAACACGCATGTCGCCCTTTCTGAATACCTTGCCTTCGACATGGGCCGGCCAAGGCAGACCCTTCGACTCCCGGATCACCTTGAAGTGTGCCCCGCCCAACATCATCGCGCCGCATTGTTAAAACATGCAACGCCTGCTCTACCCCGTAGCGGTCGATTGGCCCGGTATCCTCCCCTGCTTTGGTGTTGGGTTACCGCCGCTCATTTAAGCGTTGGGTTTCAAAAGAATCGGCCCCGGCGCTATGCCGAAATGCCACTCGCTTTTCCGCCCGCACTTGGTACAGCCGTACACGCCGCGCCCGTTCATTTCGTCGTTCCACGGAGACTCCAGTGAATGCCACGCCGCCTGATCATTCAGTGGGTCGCGGCATCCGGGGCAATACGCAATGCACCCGCATGCGGCGATAATCTGTCGTTCCCTGCGTCTCGCCCTCCATCGCCCAACAAGGCGGTGGAGGACTACAAACATTCCGCTTCGCTTCATGTTTGAGCCTCACCTTTCACGTTGGGATAGTCGGGATGATTGGAGCACCCATCGACGTTGCAATGCCACACAATGACCGATCCGTTTGACAAGTCCTGTTTCGTCGCTATAGCGGCAAGTCGTCCATATCCTCGTCGGTCATGCTCGGCGGCGGTTGATCCGTTTCCGGGTCGTAGTCGTCGGCCTGGGGTGGTTCGGCGGGTGGCGGGGTGGCGTTGGCCGGCTTACCCCGTGACGCCGCGCTGTCAGTGTATCGGAACTTGGGATAGCGCCGATCCAGTTTGTGGCCTTGCGGTGACTCGATCCGGACGCACAGAGTGCCCTTGCACTCCGCACAACGCAATGTGACCTTTGCGCCGACCCACTTTGTGTAGTCCGATGTCCCTGTGATAGCCTCGATGATGGCGCAATTCGTAGCGCAAAGGCCCAATGCTTTCTTGGCCCCCTTGAAGTGAGCGAACAGCATGACCCCGGTCCCGTCCTCTTGGCTGTAGACCTCGCCTTCATCCATCGCGGATATTGCGACCTTAAGCGGGCTGACCCCTTCCAAGTCCCAGTGGCTCAGATGCTTGCTGTCCTTTGATACTACTTTCCTCCAATGTGGCATTTACTTCCTCGCTTTCTTGGTGGTCGTGAGTTCCTTGGCTGCGTCACGCAGGCGCTTGACAACTCCGTTCAGCATACCGCGTACCTCATGGATCGCCGCAAGTGCGGCCTCGCTTGATACCGCCGGGACGTGCAGCGCGCAAATATCATCCACTAATCGCGTGATCTTGTCCGCGTCGGGTGCCGCAAGTGCCGCTTGTTCCGCTTCCTTCTCGGCCTTGATCCTGGCGAGTTCCGCTTCCTTCTCGGCCCGTTCGCGCTCTGCATTGTCGCGCTCTGCCTTCGCTTCTGCATCCTTCCGTGCGCGTTCAGCCCGTGCCGCTTCTTCCTTGGCTGCCTGTTCACGGGCAACGATTTCCTTGCGCAACTTCACTGCCTCGGCCTCTGCTTTGCGCTGCGCCGCTTCAACCTTGGCGCGCTCTTTCGCGTCCGCTTCGGCCTGTTTGCGCAGTTTGGCGTTTTCGGCTTCGATCCGGGCCCGTTCCTCCTGCTCTGCTTTGATACGTTCGGCTCTGGCCTTTTCCTCCGCCACGCGCTCGGCTTCGATGCGCTCGGCTTCGCGCTTCTCGGCCTCTTTCTTTGCCTTGTAACCCGCCTCGCTGGTTGATAGCAGCTGCGCGTATGCCTGATCGTTCATCCCTGCGAGATCAAAACAAGAAGAATCGATCTCGAACCGCGCCAGTTCGGACGCCCTCAGCTCTGACAGCTCGGCCTTGCGCCGTTCCTCTGCGCGCTTCACGAAGTCCTCTTTGGCCTGCAACGCTTCCTCGACCGGCACGATCATATACTTGATGATGTTGGCCATTCCCTCGATTGCCTTGCCCTCACGCAACGACGCCTCTTTCAGTTCCTTCCTGGTGTTCTCCACGTCAACGCGGATACGCCGCAACGCGAGCCGATCCTTGCGCGCCGCCGCCATTGCTGCGACGTCGGTTTCGCTCGTTACCGTGATGGCTTCCGCGTCCTTGATGATCCCCTGTATCTCTGCCGCGAACGGGTTGAACGCCCCCGCAATCGCGTTGTGCCGCTCATCGTTCAGCCCCGACTCGTACGCCTGTATGCCTGTCTGTTTCTTGCTCATTATTCACCGCCTTCCGTTGGTTCCCACCCGCCCGCTGTGCCGCCAGCCCACGCAGGCCATTCAAGCGGCATGATTTCACTCGCAATCCCGTCAAATATCCCGACCGTTTCGCTGATCCTGTAACGTCGCGCGATGTCCTCGGCCGCAGCGTAACCCGCGTCAATGACCGAATCCGGCACGCGGTAGACAATCACGTCATACGGCGCTTTCTGTTCCTGGCTGATGATGTGATACGGCAAGTCCTTGCGCTCGCAGTTCAGCGCGGCGCCATGATGCCCCCACCCGATCTGTATGTCGTAATGCATCTTGGCGCATGTTGAGGCAAACGCCCACGGTTCCACGTTGCCTGTCGTCTTGTACTCCACAATGCCATGACGCGCGCTGTAACCGTCGAGGCGTACTTTACCCGCGCCGTATATCTCATCATCCCAAAACATGGAGACTTCATGCTCGGTGCGGCTTATCAGGTTCGAGGCGTGACGGTTGCCGTGATGCACTGCGCTCATTCCGAGCAAGTCCGCGTGTTCCGTTGGCGTGATGCACCAGGCCGGATCACACTCATCGCAGAACGCGTCCCATTCCTTGCCGCGCCGTACCTTACCCGTCCAAACGACGGCGTTGCTTGCGAACACTTCCGGCTCCAGTACTGCGCAATGGATCAAGCGTCCCATGCGCATGGCCGTGGTTTCTTCCTGGCCGCATATGACGTAGTGGTGCATGTGAAGCATGGATTTGACGCCGTGTTTTAGTTCCGATGCTCGTAGACCTGGGGCGGCGTCGTACTCGTCATAGGTCATGTCGTTACGCATTGTCATAATCCGCGTCCTTTATTTGAGTCCGAGCGTTGCGGTCAGCTTGGCGGCGGCGTATGACAGCGCCTCTTGCCTGAACTTGTCGGTCACGAGTTTGTTGAACTCGGACTGAAAGACCTTTATGTTCTCTGCTATTACGCCGTCCACCGCCTTGGTAAACGCGTTCTTGTCGCTGTCGTATCGCGCCGTTTTGTAAACCATCTGCTTGTGGATCTCCTCAACAAGCATCTTTCGGAATGTAGTGGTCTCTTCTCCGATGTCTCCCCATGTGTCTACTGTGCGATACTCGGCGTTCAGCATGTCCTTTGCCAACTTCGGAAGCATAGTTTCCGCGATCTTTGAAAGCGTTGCGGAAATAACCTTAGTCACCTCCGTGTCGATCTGCTTACTGATGCCCGCCTCAATCTTCTTCGTGAGGTGCGTCACCACTTGGCGCTGTATGCTGTCTTGTAGCGTTTCGTTCGGCGTTCCATCTTCGTCACAAAAGATGTCATTCATGTCTACTTCAATCTTCATAATCCGCGTCCTTTCTTCTTGGGTGATCGTTCTTTGCACAAGACGGCCATGCGTTCATGGCGTTCGGCTGACTTCCTCCCTTGTATTCGTCGTGTAGTTTTGATGTCTCGTAAAAGTCCAGCCCGTACCATTCCCCTGCTTCCGTCATCGCCGCGACCATCTTCATTGCCACGGTCTTGTGCTCCACCGTGGTGCTCACCTCACCGACTAGCAGATACGCCCGTTGCATCATTACGTCGATGAACTTACCCACACGGTAGCGGTCTTGTTCGGTCATTGGTCTGTGCCTGTTGCCTTGGCGATTGCGGCGCGTAACATTTTAGCCATTACATCAAGCGCGATCGCTTCGTTATATTCCGCTGCCGAGGCACAGGCGCGCGGAGCCCAAAGCGTATGGATTCTCATTGCCGCCTCACATGCTTCCAACAGTTCCGGCGCGGCGGCTATCAGTCGGGCGTCGGCCAACGTGTGACATGCCGCCACCTCTACCCCGTCGGCGTCCAGTCCTTCATAAACACCGAAAGGATAGTCGCCTCCCATAAACTCGTACTCAGCACCCCTCCACGGCCCCGGTGTGTGTCCTGTCTTGTTCATTTCCATGCGTCCTCCAGGTGTCGGTCGTCGTCAGTCTCCCCTATATAGCGGTTATCTTTCAACTGGCGAAGGTAGCCGTCCACTGTTCTTGTGTGCCGCCATTACCATCTTGCTAAGCATAGCTTGTTGTTT